GAGCGGCCTCTGACGGGGGTTTGCGAATTTATCCAGCTCGTCCAGAGGCCGGGCTGGAAAGTGTGTACTGTCTCGCCAGACAAGAGGGGCTGCGGCCCCGTTGAGACGTCAAGGGAAGCGCGGCGCCGGCTCGACGAGCCTGGGCACCCGATGGTCATCCGGGCACCGCGCAAGTAGTCGGCCCACCTCGCCCGATGGCAGGCACAGCCGCTACTGACTCAGGTCCATGAACCTGGGTCGGTGGCGGCTTTCGCCGTTTCGGCCAACCGCCTCCGACCCCCAACGGAGGCGCCATGCCCTACGCAAGGAATCAAATCCAGGAGTTGCGCGAACAGCGCCGGAAGCTCGGTGAGCAGATGCGCGAGATCACCGCGAAGGCGCGGACCGAGAAGCGCGATCTCTCGACGGAAGAGGACACGAAGTTCAACGCGATGCACGAGGACGGCCTGAAGCTCCTCCGCGAGATCGAGCGCGAGGAGAAGGTCTCGGGCATCCTGACCGACGTGGAAGTCTCGCGCCGGAGCGCCGCGGCCGTCGATCCCGATGGCGAGGTCCCCACCGGCGAGAGCCCCGATGCCGGCGAGCCCGAGGGCGCCGCCGACGCCGCGCGGGCGATGAAGGACGCGGGCAAGGGCGTCCGCGACACGAAGAAGTACACCGAGCTCTTCCAGCGCTACCTGGTGGCCGAATCGCGCTTCGCGGCCGACCAGATCGCCGGGCGGGCTCACCAGCTGCGCCTCGAGCAGCGCGACCTCTCGGTCGGCAGCGACACCCAGGCGGGTTTCCTGGTGCCGCCCGAGCAGTTCGTCATGGAGCTCCTCAAGAATCTCGACGACCAGACCATGGTTCGGGGGATGGCGCGGACCTTTCAGGTGCCGATGGCGAAGAGCCTCGGCGTCCCGAAGCGGACGAGCAAGGCGTCGACCTGGATCTGGGGCAGCGAGATCTCGCCGCCGGCGAAGGACACGAGCCTCGCCTTCGGGAAGCGCGAGCTGCACCCGAAGAACGCCTCCGGTCTGATCCTCGTCTCGCGCGACTTCCTGCGCCAGGCGCTGATGGGACCCGAGGGCATCGTGCGCGAGGAGATCGCGCGCGACGGCTCGGAGCTCCAGGAGAACGCCTTCCTGACGGGCAGCGGCGCCGGCCAGCCGCTCGGGATGTTCATCGCCTCGGTGGACGGCATCTCGACCGCGCGGGACATCTCGGCCGGGAACACCACGACCGAGGTCACGCTCACCGGGCTGCGCAACGCGAAGTACAACCTGAAGCCTGCCTACTGGCCGAAGGCCGAGTGGCTGGGCTCCCGGACCTTCCACAAGCAGCTCTACTCGATGGACGACGGTGTCGGTCGCCCGATCTTCGTCGAGAGCGTCCGCGTCGGTGAGGTCGATCGCGTCCTCTCCTTCCCGGTGCACATCGACGAGTTCGCGCCGAACACCTTCACCACGGGCCAATACGTCGCGATGCTCGCCGACTTCCAGTACTACTGGATCGCCGACGCCCTCGACATCGAGATCCAGCGCCTCGACGAGCTCTACGCGCTCTCCAACCAGGTCGGCTTCGTCGCCCGTCTGAAGACGGACGGCATGCCGGTCCTCGAGGAGGCCTTCACCCGCGTGAAGCTCGGCTGATCCACCGGCGCTCGATCACGAACACGAACCCAGGTCAACCAGGAGAGAGAACATGCAGCTCACCAACCTGATCAAGACGCAGCGAATCAAGCCGGACGGCAGCGGCTTCGGCGTCGCGGCGGGGACCTCGGACCTCACGTCCGACGTCATCGACACCGCCGGCTACGAGGGGGTCCGCATCCTCCTCGGCTTCGGCGTCATCACCACGGGCGCCCTCACCAGCGCGAAGGTCGCGCAGTGCGACACCTCGGGCGGCAGCTACGCCGACCTCGAGGGCACGAAGGTGACCGTCGCCGACGATGACGACAGCCAGGTCGTCGTCATCGACATCCACCGGCCTCGGGAGCGTTACCTCGAGGTCCTCATCGACCGCGGCACGCAGAACGCCGTCGTCGACTTCTGCATCGTCGAGTACTACGGCTCGAGCACCATCCCGGCCGCCAACTCCGACGCCACTGTCGTCGCCACCGAGCTCCACGTGTCGCCCGCCGAGGGCACGGCCTGACCTGACCCCTGAAGTGCGGGGGCGGCGCACCAGCACGCGCCGCTCCCGCTCTTCGTGCACGAGGAGCTTTCACCATGGGAACGCATGCAAAGGTTTCGAAGACCCGCGACAAGCTGACCGTCGCGAGTGGCGGCGAGATCAACGTCGAGAGTGGCGGCGCCATAAAGGTCGCCGGCACCGATCTGACCGCGGTGCTAGCGAACGGCGTCGCCGGCGTCGCGGCCGGTTACAAGGTCGCGCGCGGCGAGACCGCGCTCGACGGCGGAAACCCGACCCCGGTCGCGCACGGCTTGACCACCTGCGTCGCCTTCGTCGCCACGCTCAAGGGCACCGCAGCCCCGGGCGTGGGCACGTCGATCCTGACCGCCAACATCAACGGCGCGAACGTCGACGTCTACGCCTGGAAGGTGACCAGCAACACCGACCCCACGCTCGTCGCCTCGACTGGCACCGAGACGTTTTACTGGGCCGCAATCGGCGTCTGAAGCGATGAACGTCAACTGCAGAGTCACGCAGGTCACGATCCCACAAGGCGCTGTCGAGTCGGAAGTATTCGATATCGGCGGCGCGCACCACATCGCGTTTGCTCTTCTGGCGACGCACACCGGCTCGAATCTTGGAGTCCTGGTTGCGGCTGCCCAAGAGGGTCCATTCGCGGAGGGAGGCGTCAACATCGAGGCCACGGAGGGGCCACACGCACTCGCGGCGTCCGAGAACGCCCAGCTTGCGCCTTTTCGCTGGCTGAAACTCCTCTCGAGCTCTCCATTCGAGCCGCCGGAGGAGAACGAGTACTCGTCGGCCACTCAGGCGCTCGCTGGCGCCGGGCAGATCCAACTCGGCAATCCCAACGTAGGCGACGGTCTGATCGTGGCCGGCGACACCTTCATCGCCGGGGGACATGCGACGGTCTACACCATCACCAACGCTGATCCGGTGAGCGTCGCCGGCGATGACCCGATCATCACTTTCACGCCTGTGCTGGCGTTCAACGCCGAGGAGGACGACGTCCTGACCTTCTCCTTCGTGGGCGCCCGGGGCGAGCTGGCCGCTCGCACCGTCCAGGTCATCACGAAGGGCTGAACAGGAGCCACATGGACAACATCCGCATGAAGACTCTCAGCGCCGGGCCCGCGGGCGTTCGCGCTCCGGGCTCGACGCATCTTCTTCCTCCGATCGAAGCCAAGCAGCTGGTCGAGGGCGGCTATGCCGAGTACGTCGAGGGCAAGCCGCTCGAAAAGGCGGTGACTCCTCCTCCGCCCCCGACGACGCCGGTCACCCCGCCGGCCGAGAAGGCGGTGAAGACCCCGCCGGCCGGCACGAAGACCGCCACGGCGCCGGAGAATCCGAACCAGCGCAAGAAGCGGTAGCCCATGCTCGAGCGCTCCCTCGTCACGGTCCTCACACCGGCGGTGGCGAAAGCCATCGTTCCGATGGCGACCGTGCACGCGGAGCTCGAGCTCGGCGTCGACACCAGCCAGGACGCGAAGATCACCCGCTTGATCGGCGTCGCGACCGCCGAGTTCGCCGGCATGAACGGCCTGCAGAGACCGCTCCTCCGGCAGACCTACCTCGAGCGGACCCGGCTCCACGACAACCGCGACCCGTGGAACGGCAGCGTTCTGTGCCTCACCCGCTGGCCGATCGAGTCGGTGACCTCGGTGACGGACGCCGGCGACAACCCGGAGACCGTCGACGCCTCCGAGTACTCGATCGCGCTCGAGCATCGGAGCGGGCTCTACCGCGAGCTCGGCTGGTCGAAGTGCTGGGACTACCTGGTGACGTACCCCGCCGGCTGGGTGCCGCCCGGCTCCGGGCCCGGCCTCGTGACCAGCTGGGTGGCCGCCACCGGCACCCTCGCCGGCGCCTTCGCGAAGCCGGCCGCGGCCGCGCAGGTCTCGAATCCCCTGCTCTTCGAATGCACCACCGCGGGCACGACGCACGTCAGCACCGAGCCGACCTGGCCGCTGGTCGTCGGGGGCACGGTCGTCGACGGCACGGTCACCTGGACGGCTCGGCCGGCGATGGAGCTCCCCGCGAACCTCCAGGAGGCCGCGATCGTGACCGTGAAGCAGTGGCTCGGCGGCGGGCTCGACATTCCCGCGGGTATCCAGTCGGAGTCCGCCGGCGGGCACTCCATCGCTTACGACTTCGTCGCCGCGCGCGCGGGCCTGACTCTCCCCCCCTATGCGATCAAGGTGCTGGGGAGCTACCGGTGACCTTCGAAGCTCGAGCCCGGGCCTCCGCCTCGCGCCTGGTGAAGCACTTCTCCGGCGGGCAGCACTCGATCGCCTTCACGAAGGTGGGCGGCACGATGCCGGCGACCTCGAGGACGCTCACCCCGACCCAGGCCTCCATGACCCTGAAATGCACCCGCCCGGCGCCATTTCAGAAGGAGCTGGTCGACGGCGAGCGCGTTCGGATCGACGACGTCCAGGTCCTGATCAGCAAGGGCGGGCCGGCTCGCACCTTCGAGCTCGAGCCCGGGCTCTTCGCCACCGTCGACGGGAAGAGCTACAAAGTCGAGAACGTCCAGGACCTGGCGGGCGGCGACGTCGTGCACCTGCGGGGGAATCCGACGTGATCGGCATGGAAGTGAACGCCGACGCCTTCCGCGCCGAGCTCGCCAAGGAGCTCGAGGGCGCGGAGGAAGACGTCACCCGTTTCACGAAGCGAGTCGCGAAGGAACTGCGCTCGCAGTGCGAGCAGAACTCCCCGCGCGGGAAGACCGGAAAGCTCGCGAAGAGCTGGGCGGTCTCGGCGGGCGCCTGGAACAAGAACCTGAAGGAGGGCTCGGATGCGCAGGCCGACGCGGCGCTTGCGGATCTGCGCCCCGGTCAGACCGTCTTCGTCCAGTCGAACGACTTCCGGGCGAGCTTCTTCGAGGACGGCACGGTGAACATGAGTCCTCGGCCGATCGTCGCGCCGGCGCTCGCCGCGGTCGAAGGGATGGAAGAGAAGTGAGCTGGTCCGCCGTGCAGAACGCGATCCTGGCCCGGTTCGATGCGGTCTGCCCCGTGCCGCTCGCCCGCCGCGCGCTCGACTCCTTCAACGCGCCGAAGTTCGACCCGCCGGCGATCGACACGGCGGCGCCGGCGAACTCGATCTGGATCCGCCCGACGATCAACCCCTACCCGGGCACGTCGCGGGCCTTCGGGCTGGCGCAGAACGCGAACAACTGGCGCGAGGGGCGGATCGTCCTGCAGGTTTTCTACCCGGCCGGCCTGGGCGAGGGGGCGTACCTCGACCCCGTCGTCGACGCGGCCGTGCTCGTTTTCCACCGCCAGTACCTGGGCGCGTCGGTGCGCTGCAAGGACTCTGAGGATCCGCTGCGGATCACCGAGACCGAGGACCCGGAGTGGGCCCAGATCAACGTCGTCACGCCGTACGTCGTCATCGAAGTCCTCTAACGGAAAGGACAACACCATGCCCCAGATCACCTTCGACGTCACCGATGCGCAGCTCCTGCAGCTCGACAACCTGAACGCTGCCCGCAACGCGAAGCTCGCGGAGGGCGCGGAACCGCACTCGCGGGAGACCTTCGCCGCGCAGGCCTTCACGCCGGCGCTCGAAGCGGCGCTCGTCGCCGAGCCGCCCGCGGTCGCGGGGCCGAAGGGCAAGGGCAAGGGCAAGGGCAAGTAACCCGCCAGCTCGAGCCCGCGATCGCCACGAAGTCATCCATCAACCCTGCAGCACGGAGGTAGACGCCAATGTTTGGAACGTACGCAAAGGTCGGAATGTCGGAGGAGTCGAGCTACGGCGTGACGGCCGCCTCCGCGCTCCAGCTGGTCAACGTGAGCGGCATCAAGATGCCGCAGAACCGCAAGCGCGGGAAGCCGGACGTCCTCACGGGCGACCGGCGCCGCCACCCGAGCCGCATCCTGCAGAAGTCCGGTCAGGGGCTCTCCATGCCGATGCCCTGGCAGTACGAGAACGACCTGATGCTGCTCGAGGGCCTGATGAACTCGACGCGCGGGTCGCTCGTCACCGTGACGGGGATCGACATCGAGTTCACCGAGGATACGGCAGACAAAGTCGAGTCGGCCGCCAACGCCTTCACCAACTTTCTCACCGGCGACATGATCTTCGTCACCGGCGTCGGCGCCGGCGCGAACGCCGGGCAGTGGATCGGCCCGATCGTCAAAGTCGACGCCGGCGAGCTGACGATCCCCGACGGACAGATCGTCGACCAGGCCGCCGGCGCCACGGTGACGATGCGCACCCGTCGCCTCGTCGACGCCTCGACGCTCAAGAGCTACTCGGTCGAGTACGAGCTGACGAAGCTGACCACGATGTTCCGCAACGCGGTCGGCCAGCGGGTCGCCTCGGGCAAGTGGTCGTGGAAGCAGGGCGAGTTCGCGACCGCCGAGTACATGCTGACCGGGCAGGTGCCGTCGAAGGCCGCGGCTACGATCGGCACAGGCGCGCCGACCGCGGCGAAGACGACCGGCTTCCTGAACGCGGTCGACGACCTGCGGCAGCTGTTCGTCGGGGGTTACGGAACCACCCTCAACGACATCCTCATGACCTCCTGGGACTTCTCCTTCGAGAACATGATGGAGCTGATCTTCGGGCTCAAGAACGTCGGCCCGTCCCAGGTCGACGTGGGCGCCTTCGATGGCACCCTCGACGTGTCGATGATGATGAGCGACGACGTCAAGGACCTCATCGACGCCTCCCAGGCAGACGAGAGCCTGTTCGCCTTCTGGGCTTCGACCGATCTGCAGGGGAACCACCTCTGCTGGTCGCTGCCCGCCCTCAAGTGCGACGTCGACGACGTGCCGGTCGAGAAGGCCGACTCCATCGTCAGCGTCAACGCGAAGTTCTACGCCCACGATCCCGCGAAGGACTTCGACTCCCCGCTGGGCACTGCGATCCCCTACCAGGCGGGCATCTTCTTCTGCCCGGCCTGACGCTTCGGAAGTGCAGGAGTTGTCCCCCTGAGCCACCAGGGTAAGGCCAGGGCGGCGGGTGTGCTCCGCCGCTCATCTTCGAAAGGACAACAGCATGACGAAGGAACAGACCAGCATTCCCGCGGGCGATCAGGAGATCGCCGCGGCCGTCACCGCCGTCGCGGAAGCGGAAGCCAACGGGGCCGATCTGGCCCTGGGCGACGACTTCTTCGCGGATCTCGCCGAGCTCCAGCGCAAGGGCCAGAACGAGCGGGCCTTTGCCGACGGGCGCGACCTCTTCGACACCGAGCACCGTGAGCAGCTGGGGGTCTGGCGCCCCGTGCCGTTCCTCAAGGGCGCCGAGGTCCTCGTCGCGCACCAGACGGTCGCCGCCGAGAAGCGCGAGACGCTCGAGACCCGGTTCCGGGAGAAGCACAAGATCCAGATCGACCAGCCCCTCACCGCTAAGGCCCGCGAGGCCATCATGCGCGAGGCCTACTTCGGCACCATAGCCAAGGACTGGCGGGGCTTCGTCCTGGACGGGGCGCCGCTCCCCTTCACCGCCGAGAACTTCCGCAAGTACATGACGGTCCGGCGCTTCCGTCTGTTCCTGATCGGCTCCTCCAGCGACGCCGAGGCCTTCCGCGCCGATCGGGACGGGCAGCTCCGGGGAAACTCCTAGGCCGCCTGCGGTGGGACGTCGTCGAGTGGGCGGAGCTCCCCGAAAGCGTCAGGAAGACGTGCTTGCTCCTGGCGAAGAGGGGAACTCCGCCCGACGTCCTTCTCCGCCGCGTCGACTTTCTCCCGTCTGCCGAGCGCCTCTACAGGGGCTACTGGGAGATCGACAGGTCGGAGTGGGGCGTGCCGCTCATGTCGGGCATGCGGGCTGTGCTCGACGAGTACGGCTGGACCGATCCCTTCGAGCGCGGCGAGATCCGAGATCTCTGGCGCTCGATGCACCGGGAGGAGTCGAAGGCTCGCGACGAGAAACGCAAGGCGGCCGAAGAGGCCAAGGGCAGGGGCGAGGAGGGCACCTCGTCGAAGGGCGGCGTGCTGAAGCGCTTCTGGGACCGAACGTTGGGCAAGCGCGGCACCGACGAGGACGACGAGGACTGAGCGTTGCCTAAAATCATCATCGACGTCGGGACGGGTCAGAACGCAGAGCAGATCCTCGCTGCGCTGAAAGCCCAACTGGGCAACGTTGCCGACTCAGTCTCGCTCGTCAGCGAGAACACGAAGCGACTCGAGAAGGAGCAGCGGCGGGCCGAGTATGCCTTCCGGTCCACCGCTGCCTCGCTCGACCCGGCGATTGCGAAGTCGCAGCAATACGCCACGGCCCAGGGCACCCTCGGGGAGGCGCTGAAGCGGAACCTCATCTCCCAGGAAGAGCACGATCGGCTGCTCGCCGCCGCGAAGGATCGCTACGACGAGACCTCGAGCTCGCTGGCTCAATTCGCCGACCGCTACAACGCCACCGCCGCCTCCCTGGATCCGGCAATCGCGAAGACCCAGGAGTACACCCGCACCCAGGAGACCCTCGCCGAGGCGCTGCGCCGCGGCCTGATCACCCAGGAAGAGCACGATCGCCTGCTGGGGCTGGCAAAGGAGAAGCACGACGAGGCCGGCGTCGCCGTGGAGGGCCTGCTCAGCAAGTACATTTCCGGCGCTACCGTCGTCGCCGCCTTCACCCTCGCGCTCTCTGCGAGCCTGGCGGTGCTGGAAGAGGTCAAGGAACTCGTCCAGGGCTCGGTCGAGCAGGCCGCCGAGGCCGAGCGCGTAGGTGCCCAACTCGAGGCTCGCATCGTTTCGACCGGCGGCGCCGCACAGCTCACCGGCATCCAAATCGGCGAGATGGCGAACGAGCTCCAGAACGCCTCGAAATTCGACGACGAGTCGCTGCTTCGGGCGGCCAACAGCCTCCTCAGCTTCACGAGCATCTCCGGCGACACCTTCGAGCGGACGCTGGGCCTCGTCTCCGATATGTCGACCGCGCTCGGCACCGACCTGGTGACCAACGCCAAGCTCGTCGGCAGGGCGCTCGAGGATCCCGTGAAGGGGATGCAGGCCCTCGGCCGCGCGGGCGTTGTCTTCTCCGAGTCCGAGAAGGAGGTCATCAAGACTCTGGTCGAAACGGGTCACCACCTTGAAGCGCAGGATCGGATCCTCGACGCGCTGGCAACTCGGTACGGCGGGGCGGGAGCGGCCGACGTCGCGACCTTCGGAGGCTCTCTCGATCGAGTCAACAACCTCTGGGGCAACTTCCTGGAGACGGTCGGCGAGGGCGTGCTGCCGATCCTCTCCACCTTCCTGACCCAGGTCGGGAACATCATCATCGGAAACCAGGAGCTCGCGGAGACCCTGGGCGTGCTGGTCACCCAGGGCGGGCGTGTCGCGGCCGTCTTCGTCTCCGCCGGCGCGGACGGGGCTCGAGCTTTCCTCGAAATGGCGTCCACGATCATGGGCGCTCTCGCCTCGATCGCCGAGGCCGCCTCGGGCGCGGCCGACGCGATGGGCATGGACGGCCTGGCCGATGGCCTGCGCGAGGCCGCCGATGGCCAGCGCCAGAACGCCGAGATCGCGGGCGCGCTCGCCAAGGCCGCTGGGCAGGTGTCGGATGCCGCCTTCCTCGCCGCAGTTTCCCTGGAAAAAGAGGGCGATGCCGCCCTGACCGGCTCGAAGCACGCGAAGACGCACGCCGCCAACGACGAGGAGGCTGCCAAGGCGGCCGCGAAATTCGCGAAGGAGCTCCGGGGCCTGCTCGATGATCTCGACCCGATCGGCAAGGCCGAGCGCGAGGCCGCCGAAGGGATCGCCATTCTCAACAAGGCCCTGGCCGAGGGGATGGACGTCAAGGACTACCAGGCGGCCGTCGCCCAGCTGACTCAGAAGCTGAACGACGCCCGCGCCGCGGCGATCGGGCTCGATGACGCGGTCAAGTTCGAGACGCTCTACATGGATCGCTGGGCGGACTTCGGTGGCAGCCTGGTGGGCCCGCAGAAACCGGTCGAGATCCCGGCCACGCTCGTGATCGAGGGCGGATCGACGCAGTTCGATCGCGATAGCCAGGAGGCGGCCGACCACTTCTCCGAGAACATGGAGGCTGGGCTCGTCTCCGCCAGCGAGACCTTCTTTGCGGAGGTCATGCAGGGCGGCGACGACGCCTGGAAGCATCTCGGCGAGAACCTGACCCAGGTTCTGCTGCAGTCGGTCGCGGAGTGGCTCACCGAGCAGCTCGCCGCGATCGCCACGGCTGCGCTCGCCTCGAAAGCGATCAAGGGTGGCAGCGGGGGCACCGGCGGCGTCGACGCGGGCAGCCTCGCGGGCGCCGGCCAGGCCGCGGGCATGTCCTATTCGTCGATGGGCATCATCGCGATCTTCGCTGCGGCCTACATGTACGCCGACAGCAAGATGAAAAAGGACGCGGCCCAGCGCTACGGGTTCGGCACGACGCTCGCCATGGATCCGTATGGCCGCGTCGGCGTGACCGAGGGCGCGTCGGATGCCTCGAAGGCCATCTCCGAGTCGATGCGCATGCTGGTTTCGGCGTTCGAGGAATCGACCGGTCACTTCATCGAGTCGCTGCAGGGCATCACCATCATGGTGCGCAACGACGGCAAGCGCTTCGAGGTGATGATCAACGGCGAGCTCTTCAAGGGCGCCTTCCACACCATGGGCGAGGCGATCGTCGCCGGCTTCCAGGAGGCGATGCGGGACACCGACCTCTCCGCCCTCGACCCGGCGATCAAGGACCTGATCACCGACATGGCGTCGCATTTCACCGATCCGGCAGCGTTTATGGATGCGGTCAACCTCATCCAGGACCTGTCCGACCTCGGCTCCGGTTTGACCGAGGCCGACCGCGCGATCACCGTCCTGCTCCCCAACTTCGAAAACCTCGAGGCGCACCTCGAATCGATCGGCATCACCGTAGCCAACGCGACCCGCCTGGCCGGTAATGCCCTGGTCGAAGGTCTGAACAACGAGCGGGACTCGATCACCGGTCGTCAGCGGACGTTCGCGGAGGAAATGGAAATTCAGCAGCAGCGGGCCCTCCTCTTCAACGCCAACGTCGAACTTGTCCGGGCGGAGATGGAGCTGCGCAAGTCCGAGCTCGAGCAGCGCCTCGCGCTTCTCCGGGGCCTCGGCGGTCCGCACGGCCCGGGCGGCGGTGGCGGCGGCGACAACGAGAACAACCAGGAGGGACCGTCTGGCGGTCCGAACGCCCAGCACCCCATCGGTGGCGACGACTACGAGAACACCATCCAGAACACGATGGCCTCGACCGGCTCAATCGTCATGGATGCGCTGGTTGCCCAGATGAAGATGTACGGCGTCTGGGCGCAGTCGACGACGGAGATGACGGCGGCGACGCTGAACGCCCAGGTGTCGATGACCTACGCCGCTGGGCTGGCGGTCACCGCCGAAATGCAGGCTCTCCTCGACAGCATCGCGGCGATCGAAGCCGTCCTGGCGAATCTCCCGAAGCCGATCATGCCCGGAGAGGTTCACGTCGGCGGCCGCGGGCGACACGGCGGCGGGAACGTCGGGAACATCGACATCGACACCGGACCGACCCCGGCCGAGCAGCGCGCCCTCGACTTCGACGAGTTCCTGCGCAACGAGGCGCTCGCGGGCCTTTCGGATGTCAAGCGCCAGATCGAGGACCTGAACGCCGCCTATGCCGCCCAGGCGGAGGCCGCGGGAGAAGTAGAGGGCGGTGAGGCGCGGCTCGCTGCGTCGCGGCTCGCCGCGCTGGCGCGCCTGCGCGAGGGGCAGATCGACGGGCTCGGCCTACCGATGGAGTCCGTGCGCGATCGCATGGCGGGGCTCGCCGAAACGCTCACCTTCCTCCGCGACTCCGCGGCCGAGTCTGCGGAGAACGCCGATGACCTGGTGACCGGCATTCGAGCGCTGACCGACGAGCAGGTGCGCTACCAGCAAGTGCTCTCCGAGCTCGCCGGGCAGGCAGAGGGTGAACTGCTGGGCATCGCGGCCGATCTCGCAGACACACTGGGAATGGACTCGGAAGCCGCCGAGCTGCGTCGCCTGATGGCCGAAGCGGAGTGGGACTTCAAGGTCGCGGAATTCCGGTTCCTCTACGCGCAGTACTCGGCGCTCGGCCTGATCTCCGACGAGGTCGCGGTTCGCCTGAAGGTGATCCTCGGGATGCTGAACGACCCGGCGAATCGTCCCGACTTCGGCCCGCCCCCTCCTACTCCCAACGACGGGCACGGCGGTCAGGACGATGCGCTCGACGCGATGGCGGCGCTGACCGATGCGCTCGAGGATCTCGCCGACCTCCAGCGAGAGTTCTGGGCGTCCGACCTGTCGCCGCTCAACGCCGAGCAGCAGGCCGCCTTCCTCCGCGATCAGCTGCAGGGCGCGTATGCCCAGGCGCAGGCCTCGCACGACCCGGCCGACATTCGGGCCTTCAGGGACCTTGTGCGCGACTACCTCTCCTCGTACCAGGACGCCTACGGCTCGACGGGCGGCTACACCGCCGAGTTCCTGCGGATCAACGAGCTGATCAATAACCTGCTCGCGATCGGCGGGATCGGTGGCGTCGTGCCGGGCCCGGGCTGGCCGGGCGGGACGGCGGGCACCGGCCAGGGCGGCTGGCGGCCGACGCCGGGCGGGCAGGGCGCCGTGCTGCCGTTCGAGCGCTCGGGCGGGCCGGCCTCACCGTTCGTCGTCGAGTCGCCGGCGCTCAGTGCACTCGCGGACCTCACTCGCGGCACGAACGCGCGCCTGGATCGCCTCGAGAGTCACTTCCTGGCTCTCGGCGGCGAGCTCCGGACGATGAACCGGCAGAACGGCACGCTGGGCTTCCTGGGCCGCCGGAACTCCAGCCCGACCGGGCTCGAGGGTCCGGCTCGCCGGCAGAGACGGGGCGCCTGATGGCCTTCTCCGCCCGCTACATGGCGTTCCTGCAGCGAGAGGGCCGCGAGGACCGCTTCCTGGCGATTCTGCAGCCGATGGATGCCGTTTCCCTGGCCGTCGCCTCGCTCTACCAAGGGACCGACTCCTACGGCACGAAGGCAGCCGACTCCCTTCCCTCCCAGCGCTTCGAGGCGCAGCTCCAGCGCGGCTTTCAGTTCGCCGCCAGCGTCGACATCGCGAACCTCGCCGGCATCGTACCGGGCGCGCCGGGTGGGACGATCCGGATCCAGCAGCGGTTCGGCAACCTCGACCACTGGCGGACCGGCTACTACTTCGACGGCCGGCCGATCACCCTCCTGCACGGCGGGTTTAGCGAGGCGACGGGCGAGCTCGACTACGCCGACTACGGCGAGGTCTTCAACGGCCAGATCGACGGCCAGCCCATGGTCGGTCTCGACTTCGTCGACCTCGACCTCAAGGACTCGCTCTCGTCGCTCGACTTCCCGATCTGCGATCGCCTCCACCGAGGCATCCCGTGGATGCTCTACGGGGACGGGGTGAACGACTTCGTCGACGTCGGCGCCATCAGCGCGCACAACCTCACGACGCTCGGCTTCACGATCGAGATCGTGCTCAACCTCGAGGCGGCGCCCGCTTCCGCGACTCCGGCTCTCTCGAGGACCTCGGGCACGGCCGACGGCTACCGGCTGCAGGTGAACACGGACCGGACGGTGTCGCTCCTCACCTGCCAGGCCGGGCCGACGGTCCAGTCCTGCACGACGACCACGGCTCTCTCGATCGGCCGCTCCGTCATGGTGAGCTTTCAAGTGCTCGCCATCGGGCACACTCACGTCTACCTGGACGGCAAGTGGGACGGGCACTCCACGGGCCACATCGCGCCGGCGAGCTCGGCCGCGCATCTCTTCTTCCTGAAAAGTAACGCCGGTGGCGTTTTCCTCAACGCCTTCATCGCCGAGGTCCGGATCTGGAACGTGTCGCGGACCGAGGACGAGATCGCGGACTGCGCTCAGCGCCCGCTCACCGCGGCGGAGATGCTGCTGCCGGAGCTGGTCGGGTACTGGAAGTGCGCGGACGGCTCGGGCGCGACGCTCGCGGACTCGAGCGGCGGGGGGAACGCCGGATCGATCAGCGGCGCCATCTTCCGGCGGGCGCTCGAGGGCGACAGCTCCCTCGAGGGCGAGCGCGTGCTCGAGCTCTGGGGCCCGCACGAGAACGTCACCGGTCACCTGGTCGAGGCGAATCCTCCGGTCTGGCAGCTCCACTCGGACAAGATCAACGCGCTCCTGTTCGGCCGGGAGGGCGGGGCGCCGCGCCCCGTGAACACGCCCTTCACCTCACGGGCGCTCTTCCTCGCCGCCACTACCCCGCCGAACTCGGTCGACGTCCTGATCAGCGCGGGCGGGACCTTCGCCCGGGCGCTCGTGCCTCCGAGGATGAAGATGACCTTCGACCTCGAGGGCGATGCCTCGGACGGGACCTATCGAACCTGCGGGCCGGATCTGGTGCGCTACTGGATCACGACTCGGGGGCCCTACCCTTTCAACGACGCGACCGAGCTCGCCGACGCAGCCTGGCTCGCCGCGGCCGCGGCGGACACGGCGCCGCACCGGGTGATCTACGACGGCGAGACGACGCTTCGAGAGATCTGCGACCCGGTCCTGCGCTCGGGCGGCTGGTCGGTCTGGAAGAAGCGGGAGACCGCGCTGATCCACATCCACCGCTTCGCCGGCGTCGCCGCGGAGATCGCGGCCGCCGTCAACCCGCCGACCCTGAGCCGGGTCCACGTCGTCAGGGGCACGCTCGCGGCCGCGAAGGTCCGCGCGCCTGCTTTCCGGGTGAGCGTCTACTGCCGCAAGAACCCGACGCTCTTCGACAGTCCGGACCTGAACGCGAGCATCCTGCCGGCCGCCTTCGACGCCCTGCGGATGTTCCTCCTGCAGGAGTGGAGCACGGTCAAGGCGCACAACTCGATGCGCCGCCAGCGCCGGCAAGCCCGGGAGATCGTCATCGACTCGACGCTCGCCACCGTGAACGACGGGCGCGCCGCGGCGCAGCGCGAGCTCGCGCTCTGGCAGGGCAACGAGCAGGGGATCTCGTTCCTCTCGACCGCGGCGAACCTGAATCTCGACGTCATGGACGCCGTCTACTTCTACTACGAGGACGAGGACGAGGATGGCGCGCTGCAGTACCGCCTCGGCACCTCCCCCACCGCGGCCTTCATCGTCGCGGCGACCGGCGTCGACCTCGCGGCGGGCGGGATTCGAACGACGCTCTTCCGGGAGGACAGCTGACCATGGGCAAGGGCTTCATCCTCGCCGCGCCGAACCACCTGGGCACCCGCTTCTCGACCTGGGTGGCCACGTCGGAGGCCAGCGCCTCGATGGCGGCGGCGAACCTGGGCACCTCGGATCCGTCGCAGTTCTGGCGCTCGAGCTCGCATAACCCCTGGCTGACGGCGGCCTACGGCTACAACCTGCTTTCGAACTTCTTTCAGGGCTCGAACCTCGACGCCTTCGCGATCTGCGCGCACAACCTGCGGTCGACGACGGGCCGCTGGCGCGTGCGGGTCTTCGACGGCGGCACCGCAGGGAGCCTGCCGAACTGGATCAAGCCGAACTCGCACATCGGCTCCTGGGGGAACGTCGACGGCGAATACGACAACGTCGACGAGAGCCCACTCGGACCGCTCGACGCCGACAAGCTGACGCCGACGCTCCCGGCGCTCGCGATGACGGGCATCCACATGGGCTTCCAGACTCCGGGGACGGCCTGTGCGATCGGGTCGATCGACAACCCGCTGCAGGCCTTCGTCCTCGACGTGAACCTGATCACGAACGGCGGGCCCGATGTCGACATCGATGCTGCGGATCCGGAGGCCCCCTACGTTTCGGTGAGCCTCTATGAGAGTGGCGTGCTGGTCCGGCAGATCAGCAAGAAGGCCGTCCACTCCGCCAGCTGGCAGGCGCTCATCTTCCCCTGGGACGCCTCCGAGATCTCGGCTGCCTCGGGTGCGAATGTCGAGATCTTCATCGACACCTTCTTCAACGGCCCGCACCGGGTCGAGGTTCAGCGCGTCTCCTGGTATCAGGAGGACGTCGACTTCCAGACCGCCGGCGGCACGGAGCCGAACCTGCTCCTCGACTCGGGCTGGCTCACCGCGGTCGACGACCCGCAGGCGGGCACCGCCTTCGCCGCCTTCCGGCCAACCCGCCGGGCGATTCCCGAGACCACCCTCCACCGCTTCGAGGAGCTGACGAACAACCCGGTCGGGATCGTGTCCGTCCAGTTCATGCTGATGGACGACCACGCCCAGCCGTTCCCGGTGGGCGGCTTCGAAGGCTGGATCCCGATCACGCCCGACGGCTACCTGCAGGTGGGCGTGGGCTTCGCCGGGCGGGCCTTCATCGCCCAGGTGGAGCGCGAGCTCGGGCCGCTCGTCGGCATTCGCGACTTCTCGACGAAGAACTTCACCGACGGCGGCGGGGTGGGCGGCAGCCAGCTTCCGCGCCTGCGCAAGGCCTACATGCCCTGGGAGTGGCTGACCACTCCGGAGGGGATGGCGGTCTATGACCGGATCTTCTTCGAGAGCTCGATCCTGAGCTCGCACGTGGTCTCGATCTGCCCGGACAGCGACACGGAGCGCCGGCACTCCACGATCTATTGCACGCGCGAGGAGCCCGAGATCGACCTCCGCGCGGTCAACAACAGCGTGACCTGGAACCGCGGGGCCGGGCTCGTGTTCATCGAGAGGAGATGAGGATGCGCCTTCGAACCGCGGCCCTGCTCGCGCTGCTCGCCGCGCCGGCGATCGCGCAGGACCGGATGCCCGCTGCCGATCGCCCGGATCCGGCCTTCTGCCCACCAGGTGGGCCGCTTCAGGTTTGGCTCCTGGGCGAGACGACCGCGAGCGACTGCGACGCGACCGGCGGCGGAACAATCGACGCCCTCTGCTGCTGCGTGAACAACGCCTGGGCCGCCTGCGCGGCGGGCGGCAGCTCGGGCAACAGCTTCGAGACGATCGACCTTCCGGCCGGCACCGACCCGGTCGCGGAAAGCTCGGCCGACACACTCACCGTCACCTGCCCGGTCCCCATGATCTGCACCGGCACCTCGGCGCCGGACGCCTGGGCGATCACCTGGTCGGGCGTCATGCCGGACAGCCAGATCGCCGGCTCGGCCGAAGCGGACGAGGTCAACCCGACGCTGGGCGGACAGACCCAGGGCAACTACGTCGAGACCGTGGCGACGACGGCACCGCTCTCTGGTGGCGCGGGAGGGTCCGAGGGCGCGGCGCTCACGCTCACCACGTCGATGGCGACCGGCCGGCTCATCGGCCGCACCACCGGTGGTGCGGGCGTCATGGAGGAGATCACGCCAAGTGCCGCCGATTTCACTCTGTCGAGCGGAGCGCTGAGCATCAAGACCAACTACGGCCAGTACGACCCGGACAGACCGCCGACGACCGTCGGCACGGGCGGCTGGTCGGAAGACTGGACGGGCAACGCCGCCTCGCAGACGTGGGCCTGGTTCAATCCGGACGCCGCCACCCACACGATCAAGTATTCGTCCGACGAGATCGACGGGGAGGTTACGGGCGACGAGTTCCGTGGGCTGGGCGCGGCAGCGGCGACGAACCTTGACCAAACGTTCAGCGCCAAGGTGTGGGCCGAGGACATCGACTCGGGCGCCCCGGCGGCGGGCTGCTACATCGGAGTCATCTGCGGCGGCACCCTCGCCGCACCGACGCGCGTTTTTTGGGACGGCTATGTTGACGCCGCGACCGACCTCATTCAGTACTTCTGGGACACCGACTACGACATCTCGGCCGGAACGACGAGCGTGGATTCCATCTCGACCTACACGTTCCCCGGCTTCATGGGAACGCAAGCGGTCTACCTTCAGTTCCGCTACACCGATTCGAGCCGAAAGGTAGAGGCGCTCTACTCCGCAGACGGCGTCTACTTCTGGCCGTTCTTCACCACGACCACCGGCGTCTGCACCGCTGACCCGACGTTCTGGCTCATCTCGGCGCGCGACCACTACGGCTGCCGCTTCGAGTGGGCGCGCCTCCGCACCGACGCCAACCGCAACGACTCATCGGAGTGACCATGAACGCGATCACTGGAACGAATCGGCTGCTCATCCTGCGCATGGATCCGGCGCAGTCGCTCGAGCTCTTCAAAGTCGGGGGCTCGATCCTCGCCGGCGGGCTCGGGCTGAAGCTCTGGGACTCGATCACCTCTCGCTGGAGGAAGAAGCGCCTGGAGCCGGTCGAGCTCACCGCAAAGATCATCGACGACGGCGATCGCTTCCGGGAGATGTTGCTCGAGGAGGTGAAGTCCCTCCGTGCCGAGAAGGACGCCGCGATCGAGAAGTGCCACAAGGCGGAGCTCGGCTGCGCGCAGACAGCGTACGAGAACACCACCCTGCGCAGCCGGCTCACCCGGAAGGACGAGCAGTGCAAGGCCCTGCAGTCGCAGCTCATCAGCCTGCACGTGGTGCCGGTGATCCTGACCGGCGTCGACGGGCGCGGAGAAGGGAGCGTCTGATGGCCAGCTATGAAAAGAGCTTCGAGGACTTCGAAGACGCGCTCGCGGGCAGGAAGCCGACCTACCTCGGTGACGTGAATCTCCGCCAGGTCGTCCCCGGCTCCGCGAACATGCACATGCTCGAGAACGCCGCGCTCGGGATCTCGTCGAGCAGGGATCGTCGCCTCGTCCTCGATTGGGCGCGCTGGTACGTCCACCGCCCCCTCCACGAGAACGAGGCGACGACAGCGAGCGAGAGCTACCGGCCGGCGATCACGCTCCCGAGCTACGCCCTCGCCGGCGTCGCGCTCAACGGCGGAGATCAGGCGCTCTCGCGCGCCTTCTGCGATCGGACGCGCGCCGACCTCTGCGATCTCCTGCTGTCGATCGGCTGCGCACCAGCGCTGGAGGTTCAAGACGAAGGAACGCCCGGTCGCCGCGTCATCCTGATCGGGGGCGGGGACCCCGTCCCGCTCGCTGGCAATCCGGACTTCCCTGCGCTCCTGCTCGTCGGGAAGCGCGGCCACGTACGAGCGGACACCGCCTCCGGGCACAACGGGCCGTTCCACTACCTCTACGCAAACGCCATGCGAGTCATGCTCGCGCAGCTCCTCGGGAAGCCCTACAACCCGAGCGCCGGGCGCCGCGTGCTTGACTGCTTCCTGGCGATCCGGCGACTCTGGCCCACGCTCCCGCTCTACGGCTTTTCGCCGGCTGAGCTTCTGGTCGCCCGCGCTTTCGCCGCGGATCCGAAGCGAGCAGACCTCGCCGCGCAGATCCACGCATGGGCTGCGCTCTACCCGAGCGCCGAAGGGCGGCGGCGGGTCCGTGGGACCGACGGGGCGATCGAGTCGATCGCGCTCGAGCTCGGCTCGTCCTCGACGGGCGGCGTCGCGATCAATGTGCAGCGAGCGGACGGCGTCACGTTCCGGACCTCGTGCGATAACGGCGGCCGGGGGAAGGGCGATATCCGGGTGCAGCGCGCCGAGGTCGTCGGGAATCGGATCCGCTGCTGGTACGTCGACCAGCCGGCCGTCGAGATGTTCGTCAACCGCGTCGTCACGCGCGAGGCCTGGCGCTCGACGATTCTCCCGAACGGGGGCTCGAGCTTCATCGGCGCCCACCTTCCGGGATCTCCGCCTGCCGGTCCTTCGCCGGCGCAGCGCCCGCCGCGGCCGGCGAAGCCGGGTCTCGTCAAGCGGACGCCCGCGCGGATGCGCGCCTGGCGGAAGGCCGTCGCCGAGTGGGAAGCAACGTGGGGATGAGCAGCCTTCCGACCGTCACGCTCCGCCGCTTCTTCTACGGCCCGACCTGCACGCTGGGCTGGATAGCCCTCGACACCGTGCTGATCTACACGCTCGAGGACGGCTGGCTCGGCAACCAGGTGCGCAAGTCCTGCATCCCGGACGGGACCTATCGCTGCCGGCCGCGCTTCTTCAACCGCGGCGGCTACCCAGCGATCGAGATCACGGGCGTCCCAGGCCGCACGACGATCCTCTTCCACAAGGCGAACGTGGCCACGAACGTCGAGGGCTGCATTGCCGTCGGCGCGATCCTGGGCACGCTCGGCGCCGAGCTCGCGGTTCTGAGGAGCGCCGAGGCCTGGGCGCTCCTCTACGGGCGCTATGGCTACGGCGAGTTCGACCTGGTGATCGAGCCCCTTCACCCACTGTCCGGAGCCAAGCTGTGACCGACGAAGTCGCCCAGGCCGTGGCCATCCAGTCGGCCGAGCGCGATGCGGCCCTGCTCTCCGGGCGCGCCGCGAGGTTCGTGATGTTCCTGATCGCCGGCCTTCTCGCTTCGGGCCCGATGCTGTACTACATCCCGCCGTTCCCGGGCTGGCGCGAGGCGGTGGCCTGGTGCTCGGCCTTCCTGATCTCGCTCGCCGGCGTCCTCAGCGCCTTCCTGATCCCGAAGAAGGAGCAGGAGATCTACCGCCAGGCGCTGCTCGAGTCGGACGCCCGCCTCCGGGCGCTCCAGGAGCAGATGCGAACGATGCGCGAGACGTTCGCGAACCGGGGACCGCAGCAGTGATCGGCACCGGGGAGATCGTCGTCGCGGCGCTCGCGGCGGCCGACGTTTGGACGACCGACCGGGCGATGCGCTACGGGCGGAAGGAGCGGAACGCGATCGTGCGCCGCATCGTGGGCTCGCGCCCGGTGCCGGCGCTCCACGCCGCGGCCTGGGCTTCCCTCTTCGTCCTCCTCCACCTGGTGCCGATCGTCTTCCACCGCTGGCTCGCACCGATGCCGGCGAGCGGCTGGTGGCTGCTCGCCGCGCCGCTCCTCTACGTCGTCGTCTCCAACTACCGCCTGGGCACCAGGAGCTCCTGATGATCGACTACCTGAAGTACCTCCGCATCGTCTGGCGCATCGCGCCCTGGCTCATCCTCGCCTTCGTCGGAGTGCGCTGGTGGATGGCTCCGCAGGCGGGCTCGAGCTCGGCGCCGGGCCAGACCGTCACCGTCGCCGGCGAGGAGGCTCTGACGAAGAAGGCGCGGAAGTGGAAGAAGCACCAGCCGGCGATCTGCGAGCCCGGGCCGGGCGACGCCGGCGGGCGCTTCAAGGTCGTCACCCGCGAGCCGCCGGCCGACGAGCTCGAGCGCATGGCCCGGCAGTACGGCTTCACCTTCGGCGATCGCGAGCTCTCGGCCGACCTTGCCGGGATGCCGGTCCCGGGCGCGGCGAAGAAGGACGCGCCGCCCCAGGTCGCCGTGCGGCGCTGGCTCGGGGAGTACTCGGCGCCGACGCTGCGCTACGCCGGCACGGTCGGTGCGGCGCTCCTCGTGGACGGTGAGCTCGAGATGCGTTTCGATCCGGCTCCCCCGCCGAAGTTCGCCTGGCTGGGTGTGTGGGGCGCGGGCGGCTCCTACGACGCGACGTTCGGCGCCGAGGCTGAGGACCAGCGCCACCGCCTCTACGGCCTGCTCGAGCCCTTCCAGACGAAGCAGGTGTACTGGCGCCTCGAGGGCGGCAGCCAGCACCTGGTCGACGGCTGGGAGCCCTACCTATGGGTCGGCGCCGAGTGGCGCAGCGAGCCCTGGATCCCGAAGAGTCGCCGCGGCCTGCGGGCAGTCAAGCTGCCCGAATAGAGGGCCAGTACCGAAAGGGCCACTTTTCCGGGGTCAATTGAGTCCGGGCCCAACGGGGACGGGCCTTTGGTATTGGTACTCTCCGTGCCCAGCGCGGCCCACTCTTCCCATCGATCGTGCCGGCCCCTCACCGCAGCAAGGTGCCGAGAATGACGCGGCAGTTGCCGCAAATGATTAGGTGAACGTGCTCCTGACTATGGTCGACCACCACCGTGACCGTCTCGCTGACGATCTTTGGATCGATCGCACCGCACCCTGGGCACTTCCATCGGACGTCACTCATCGTTCGACCCTCCTCCCCTCGAACTTCCCGAAGCCAGTCGGCCGCTCGCAGCCCGGCGTCGTGCACCGTCGCGGATCCGGCTCGCCGGGCTTCGACGTGGTGAACTGACGGCAGAACAGGCAGAACCAGTTGTCGCGCTCGTGCTGGTAGCCGATGCCGTGCTGCTGGCCTTCGTAGGTGCCGACGTTCATCGCATCACCAAGTGCCGCGTGCTGATCGCCACCACGGCTACAACAGCTTCACTTGACATGCGAGCTCAATTGCGGACTGCGCTCCATCGAGCGAAAAGGTTACCTCGTGAAAGCTTCCGGAGACGAGGAAGTAGCGGAACACGAGGGACCTACCGGTCATCAGCTTGGACAAGTCGCTCGCCCTGGCTAGGGCACGGGGACCCGCGTAGATTCGCCACTGAACAGCTTTCGGCTCCATGACCAATAGCTGCTGCGGCTCCCCTAGGTTGGCCATCAAGGATTCAAGGTCTCGAACCGACTCGAGCTTTGAGACTTCGAGTTTGTCGACTCGGTAGATCGGCGGGCTCTGACTCAGAGTGCCACCTCCTTGAGGGATCTCGAAGCCTGCCCAGATGGTTCCGTCTTCCCGATTCGAGATGGTGAGTTGGTGGCCATCCAAGCTCGTTCCTTTGGCGAGGTGCGTCACCGCGTCGGTCATCGAGTCGGTGCAGCTCTCCACCTGCCATCTCAGCGGCTCAGACATTGCACTCCTCAGCCGCGGGCCACCAGCGCGTTGTTCAAGGCTTCGACGACGGCGGTGATGTAGGCAGAGTCCGCATCCTCGAGCGCCTGGATCTGGCCACTCGAGGTTGTCAGTACGACGGTGCCCTTGGTCGTTTGTGATCGATGGACCCAGTAGGCCAGAGCCGGGATGCCCAAGAGGCAAACCAGCCCTCCCACTGGAACGAACTTGTCCATTAGGGATAGGAGCACCAACGCCCCGACAATGGCGATCGACAGAATCAGCGTGTTCATCTCCTTCTTCAGGGAGTAAGAGACCGAGTTGACCGCCGCCATGGCGTAGGTTTGCGCGCCGACTTGAAACCGCGACTTGGTTACGCGCACCGGTCCTCGTTCGAAGAAGACTCTCTCCGCAGCCCCGCTCTCGTCAGCCATGTGAATACGACCCCTCTGTAGGACGAGCGACCTTGGCAAACCGGGCGCTTTTCCTTCCGGTTTCTTCCGGGAGAAACCGGGGAGAAACTCCTGCGGCGGGGTGCGCTGCTGGGCAAGCGGCGGCGGGACATGATTTCCGCGGGCGCTCGAGCGGGCCCGGGCTTACTGCCCGGCCGCGTCTCCCGCCCAGGAGGCAGGTATGGACTTCGTACTGCTGGTGCTGCAGGTGGCAGTGTGGCTGGCCAGGACGTCGGGCGGTGGGCCGTCGACCGAAGATCTCGAGGAGTGCGTTCGGGGCCAGATCATCCCCTGCTAAGTCGATGCTGAAGGGCCGTCCCGCTGGCAACGGCGGGGCGGCCGTGCTTTTCGAGACCGGTCCGTGCTGTAGGCTCCCCCGCCAATGGTCGACCTGAAGCAGATTCTGGTGCGCCTGAGCGCTCCACCGAAGTCCATTCGTCCGGGCTCGAGCCGTGAGGTGCGCGCGGCGATCGCGCACGCGATCGACCTGCGGGCGGTTCCTCGCGAGCGCCGCGACATGGTCATCCGCAACAGCCCGAAGCTTCACACTCTCGCCTTCGCCGAGCAGCTCCTCGCGCTCGCGGCCGACGTCGCCGGCGACAGCCCGGCGGAAGCGCTCGAGCTGCTCGACGCCTTCGAGATCCTGGTCGACCTGCCGGCGTTCGACGTCGACGAGGTCTTCCAGGTTGCCGTCACCGACCTCACGGCCATCGCGCTCATCCGCCGCGCGGTGACGCTGGTCAAGATGTCCCGCTTTGGCGAGGCCGACGTCGTGCTGCAGATCTGCGGCGAGCTCGAGTTTCTTACGGTCGAAGCCGCGGGCGAGTACCACGAAGTGCGCTCCCGCCTCGCGGCGATCCGGCAGGACCTCCCCGCAGCGCTCGCGGCGCTGGGCGCGTCCCGCAAGCTCTACGAGTCGATCGACGATCAGCATCTGGTGGGCAGGGTGCTCGTCGCGCAGGCCTTCGCTTACGGCGAGGCTCGCGACTATCCAGCCTCCGTCGCTGCCCTCCTCGAGGCGTGCGAGCGGATCGACCCGACGCGCGATCGCCGCCTCGCTCTCGCGGTCTGTCTGAACCTGGCGCGAGCACTGCGTGACGCCGGCCGTGGTGCCGAGGCGCTCGAGACGATCGCGCTCACCAGAGAATTCGTCGCCTCGACCGCGCGGGCGATCGACCGGCTGCACATGCGGTGGCTCGAGGCGGGGCTCTTCGCCGACCAGGGCGACTTCTCCACCGCGGCCGTGGTGTACCACGAGGTCGCGACCGCTTTCGCTGCCCGCGGGCTGGCGATCGAAGTCAGCGAGATCTCGATTGAGGCGGTTGAAGCCTTCACCCAGGCCGGCCGGTCCCGGGAGCTGCTCCCGATGCTGGTGGTGGCAGAGAAGGTATTCCGCGCCCAGGGCTTCGGTGACGAGCGCCTTGCGGCGTGGGTGGCGCTCCGAGAGAACGTCGCGGACGAGGTCGTCACTGCGACGGCGATCGCGGCTGCTCGCCGCGCCTGCATGTCCGCTCTCAGCCAGGTCTAGCCCGCCGCCCGCTTCGACTCGAGCTGCGCGACCCGGCGTTCGAGTTCCTCCAGCATCTCCCGGTCCGACTTCTTCAAGTCGCCCTTCTCCAGCTTCGAGAGCATGCCCAGGATCCGCCGGCGAATCAGGCCGGTGTCGTCTTCGGGCGCGACGCCGGCCTGCGACACCGCCTTTTCCGCCTCCGGCTTCAATCCGAGGAGCTCGTCGGCTGAAACGTTCGCGGCTTCGCAGGCCTGCTTTAAGCGCAGCCAAGCTTCGGGCACGCTGCCGGAGATCCACAGAGACAGGGCGCTTTCCGAGATCCCGATCGCGCGCGCGAACTCCACCTGTCTATAGGTTTTCTCGATAGCGAGGGCGAGGCGGTCCCCCACCTTCTCACTCCACTCGGTTCGCTTCCTGGGCGTTGCCACTTCGACAACTTTACGGGCCGAAAAGGGTACGCTTGACAGTCCGCAAACTTCTGCCCTATTCTTTGCGGACTGCAAACCTCGGGAAGGGGGCCGGTCGCCGTGAACGTCGAGAGACTCAAGCAGCTTGGGATCGAGCAAAAGGACATCGCTGACCGCCTCGGTCTCTCCGGTGGCGGGGTCTCCCTGAAGGTCAACGGTCATCGGCCGTGGAAGCGCGAAGAGATTGACGCCGTGCTCGAGCTCGCGCGCCAGAAGGATCCGGAGATCACGTACGAGCAGCTCTTCGCCGGCGCGGCGGCCTGCGCGTGAGCGAACCGATCGTCTTCGGTGGTCGCCAGCAGGAGTGCAGACCGGCTCAGCCGGTCTCGACGCCCTCCGCACCCGGCATCGTGCGCGTCGCGGTCGCGCCGATGCGCCGCCACCTCGTTCTCTCCCGCGACTTCGATCTCGACGTCCACAACATCCTCGACTACACCGAGCACCAGCTCCTCGAGGGCGAGGCGCTCGATCTCGATCACGTCGCCGACCTGATCTCGAAGAAGGTGCGCGAGAGCCTCCACGTCGTCTACGGCCCGGGCGAGGAGCGCTGAGCGTGGGCGAGCCCACTTCAATCGCGGCGGCAGCGCTGATCCCGCCGGCCAAGCCCGACTACCGCCAGCCCCAGCGCGAACACCGGATGCAGACCGTGCACGTCGTCTCGGTCCGCGGGCTGAAGCAGGGAGAGGGCAACAAGCTGCCCAGCGGGGCGGTCTACCGGCGCAAGGGCAACTCACTCGTCAGGACCAACAAGCCGGAGGGCGGGATGAGGAAGAAGCAGCGGCGCCGGGCGCGCGCCGCCGCGAAGCTCGCCGCCTCGCAATCCGTTGAGCAGCTCCAGGCCGACCTCGCCTCCGAAGGGAGCCTGTGAAGTGATACGCGTCTCCCTCGAGCTCCGCGAGTCTTTCGACGAACAGGTCGGAGTCCTCGTCGCCGACCTCGCTCAGGCCGCGGCCGAAGGAGATCAGCACCTCGACGAGCTCCTCGTTGTACTCCCCACCAGGCTCCGCAGGCTTTACAAGCAGTGCGTTGTGCCTCGAGTCGAGCGCCGGAATCCGCCGGCGCTCAGCTCGACGGGGGATCCCTCGGACTCTGACCATGTTGACGGGGGGTCCCCCGCAGTTTCCCGCGCCGGGAGGCCGCTGGGCGTCATTGCTGGACGGGGATCCGTCCCGAAGTTCACCGAGTTCCGCAGGGCCCGAGGCCTCTCTCTGACCGACATCTCCGCGCTGGCCTCGAAGCGGGGCTGGCCGATCTCCAAGACCACGATCAACAACATCGAGATCGGCGAGCTCGCGCCGCGCCGGCGCCACGCCGAGTCCATCGCTGTCGCGCTGGGCATCGACTGCGACTTCGCCCTCGCGCTCCTGGGGCTCGAGGACGAAGCTGCTCACGTGGTCGAGCTCTGAAGCTGCCATGACCGAGATCCTGAAGCGACCCGCCCAGGCCGTCGAGGACCAGCACGAGCTGCTGTGGTCCGACCCCGAGAAGCTGCAGGACGAGAGCATCGCGGCGTTCGATTCGCTCCTCGGGCACGACGTCGATCGACTCGCGGCGCTGACGGGCATCTCGCGCCGCCAGCTCAACAAGCAGCGCGAGCGCCGGCCAGACCTCCTCAGCAAGCAGTGGCTCCACCGCCTCGCCGAGCTCTTCCACCTGACAGCCATGAAGTTCGGGCCCGAGCGCACCGCGCCGGCGCTGCGCCTGCTGAACCGTGCGGGCGGGCACGGGCTCGCGGGTGCGGTCCCGGCGGCCGCGGCCCGGGGCGAGCGCGACGCAGCGATCGCCGTGATCAGCCGAGCGGTGCGCGAGGCCTGTGACGCGGCCTCGAAGTTTGCGGACCGGGCGCAGGACGGGCTCGATCGAGCCGACGCGCGGGCGTTGCTGCCCGACGTCGACGAGGCGCTCGAGGAAATGCAGACGGCGCGGGCGCTCCTCGAGCGCCTGGCGAATCCAGAGATCGGCCCGCGGCAGATCCGGGCCTAAACGAAACGAGCCGGGCGCCGTTGAAGGCGACGCCCGGCTCAAGGAGATGCGTGATGAAAGAAACGGTAGCACAACTCTGGCACGACATCCTGGCGGGGACACCCGCGACGGATCACGTCGTTGCCCTTCTCGGCCTCGCCTGCATGGGCCTGGGTATCGGCGCCCTGATCCTCTGGGACGAAGCGCGCAAGCGGAACGGTTCGCGATGAAGCTCGCCTGGTGGTTCTTCCCGAAGACGGGCCGGCACTACGCCTACGCCGACGCGCACACCTTTCGCATTGCGCCCTACGGCCTGCTCTCCTGCTGCACGATCTTCGTCGACCGCGACGCCACTTGTCGCGAGCCGATCGCCGTCGTGGGCCAGCTCATCGTCCCCTCGATCGGCGAGGCGATGCGCCGCGCCCAGGAGTGGCACGACCACCCGTTCGACCTGCCGACGTTCCTCCCGCCGCTCGACGGCGGCGACGCCCGCGCTTCGGTGGACATGATCCAGCGCGTCGAGCGTGCAGTCGCCGAATGCGATTCCGCCGGCCCTCGGGCTGCGCAGGGGGGCCTGTGAACGCATGGGGATCCCCTTCGACCGCTCGCAGCGGCCGCTGCGGCACGGCGAGTTCTACGCCCAGTGGCGGCTCGAGCAGGACGTTCTGCGCTCGGCGCGCGCCGGAGGGCCGAGTGCCGTCGCAGTGTGGGCGGCGATCCGAGCCCGGGCGGGCACCCGGACGCGTCT